GTGCCCGCGTGTCCCCGATGACCGTCGGCATCACCACCGCCGGCGTCCGCACCGACTCCACCGGCCAGGACTCCACCTGCTACCGCCTCTACCAGTACGGCGCGAAGATCGCCGCGGGCGAGGTCGACGACCCCTCGTTCTTCATGGCGTGGTGGCAGGGCAACAAGGACGCCGACTACCGCCGCCCGACTTCATGGCCGCCCGCGAACCCCGGCCTCGGCGACCTGCTCGACCTCGAGGACATGGCGTCGAGCGCCAAGCGCACGCCCGAAGCCGAGTTCAAGACCAAGCGGATGAACCTCTGGGTCAACGCGGCCCGCGCGTGGCTGCCCTCGGGCATGTGGGCTGCGCTGCCCGACGCGGGCGACATCGACTCCGAGGTGCCCGTGGTCGTCGGCTTCGACGGCTCGTTCTCGAATGACTCCACCGTCCTCGTCGGCGTCACTGTCGAGGACCGCCCGCGCATCTTCCTCATCCGCGCGTGGGAGAAGCAGCCGGGCGACGACGACACCTGGCGCGTCTCGAGCGCCGAGGTCGACGCCGAGGTGATGGGGCTGCGGTCCCGCTACAACCTCGTCGAGCTCTGCTGCGACCCGTACCGGTGGGCGCGCGAGATGGAGTCGTGGGCCGACGCTGGCCTGCCGGTCGTCGAGTACCCCTCGGCCTCACCGGCGCGCATGGTGCCCGCCACCGCCAAGTTCTACGACGCCGTCACCTCCGACGGCATCGCGCACGACCACGACCCGACGCTCGCCCGCCACATCGACAACTGCGCGGTCAAGACCGACCGACTCGGCCCGCGCATCGTTAAGGAGCACCGCGGCTCACCCCGCAAGATCGACGCCGCGGTCGCGGCCGTCATGGCCTTCGACCGGGCGACCGCGTACCGCGAGGAGCCCGCAGCCCCCATGCCCTTCGTCCTGTAGGAGCCCGATGCGCGCGTTCCTCATCCGCAACCGCGCCGACCTCCTCCAGATTCTCGGCGGTGCCCTCCTCGTGGTGGGCGTCGGCCTCATCTTCGGCTACGCCGTCGCCGTCGCACTGACGGGCGCTGGCGTGGTCGCCTACGGCATCGCCAAGGAGCGTGAGCAGTAATGGGCCTTGGCAACCTGTTCGGCCGCCGTGAGGAGTCACGCGCGGTCAGCTACCAGTCCGTATGGGGCGCAGGCGGCGACTGGAACGCGATGCGCTCGTGGACCGGCAACACCGTCACCTACGACACCGCGCTGACCCTGGCGACCGTCTACGCCTGCGTGCGCCTGCTCGTCGACGACGTGTCCACGCTGCCCGCCGACACCTTCATCCGCAAGGACGGCAACCGCGTCCCCTTCCGCCCCAAGCCCGCATGGGTCACCGAGCCCGATAGCGGCTACAGCATGGCCGACCACCTCGGCGAGGTCGTCCTGTCCATGCTCCTGACCCACGGTGCGTGCATCCGCGTCTACCGCAACGACGTCGGCGACGTGGTCGCCCTCGTGGCGCTCGACCCGATGCTCGTTGAGCCGCAGCGCAACCGGGTCACCGGCGAGGTCGAGTACCTGTGGGACCAGCGCGTGACGCTGTCGGCCCGCGACATGATCTACCTGCCGATGCTGCGCCGCCCCGGCACCATCAAGGGCGTATCGCCGCTCGACGAGCTCAAGCAGTCGCTCGGCATGGCATCGGCGCTCGACGAGTTCGCCGCCCGCTTCTTCTCCGGCTCGTCCTCGGTCGGCGGCGTCATCGAGACGCAGGCCGCGCTCTCGCCGGACCAGGCCAAGGTCGTCAAGGACGCCTTCGAGGCCACGCACAAGGGCACCCGCAAGGCCCACGGCGTCGCGGTCATCGGCGGCGGGTCGAAGTTCGTCAAGACGAGCAGTGACCCCGAGCAGGCGCAGATGCTCGAGTCGCGCCGGTTCCAGGTCGAGGAGATCGCCCGCATCTTCCGCGTGCCCCTGCACATGCTCCAGGTCGCCGCGCCGGGCGTGCAGTCGTACTCGTCCAACGAGCAGAACGAGATCCAGTACGCGACGCACACGCTACGCCCCATCGTCTCCCGCATCGAGGCCGCCTACAGCCGCCTCATCTACCCCGCCGACGCCTTCCTGCGATTCAACATGGACGCGCTCCAGCGCGGCGACATCGCCACCCGCTTCGCCGCCTACTCCACCGCGATGCAGTCGGGCTTCATCAACATCAACCGCATCCACCGGCTCGAGGATTGGGAGCCGGTCGAGGGCGGCGACGTCTACCGCGTCAACCTCGCCAACGTCGACCTCGCGGCTGCCGGACTGACCGAGACCAAGATCAAGGTCGACATGGCGCAGCGCCTCGTCCTGTCGGGCTTCGATCCGGCCGACACGCTCGCGGCCCTCGGCCTGCCCGCCATCGACCACACCGGCCTGCCCTCCGCGCAGCTCCAGCAGGTTGAGATGGTCGCCCCCGAGAACCCCGACGCCGTCTACCCGGCGAAGTAAGGAGCCACCATGACCGTCGAGTACCGGCACCTCGTCGACGAGGTGCGCGCCGCTGACGGCGACGGCATGACCCTCACGGGCTACGCCGCGCGCTTCAACTCCCGCAGCGAGGACATGGGCTTCCGCGAGTGGATCGAGCCCGGTGCCTTCACCAAGACGCTCCGCTCGCGCAACGATGTGAAGGCGCTCGTCAACCACGACACGAGCATGGTCATCGGCTCCACCCGCGCCGGCACCCTGACGCTCGTCGAGGACGAGAAGGGACTTGTCGACACCGTCGCGCTGCCCGAGACCACCTACGCCCGCGACCTCTCGGTCGTCGTCGGCCGCGGTGACGTCAACGCGCAGTCCTTCGGCTTCTCGGTCGTCCGCGACGAGTGGAGCAAGGACTACACCGAGCGTCGCCTGATCGAGGTCCGTCTTCACGAGGTCTCTATCGTCACCTTCCCCGCCTACAAGGCGACGAGCGCCACGGTCCGCGCGATCGCGCGCCTCGCGCATCGCACCGGCCAGGACGCCGAGGCACTCGCCGACGCGGTCGTCGCGCTGGAGTCCGGTGCCGAGTTGACCGACGACCAGGCATCGCTCCTGCTGGAGTCCATCGACCGCAGCCGTGCGGCGAAGGCCGAGGAGCAGGACCCCGCGCCGACCATCCCGGCCACTCTCCAGGCGAAGGTCCTCGACCTCGCCGCCAAGGCGCTCTAGCGCCCCACCTACCACCCGCCTGCGGAGCCGCGGCGGGATTGCGACAGCGGAGCCGCGTCGCGTCATCGCACCACCCCTCACATCTACCCCTGAAAGGAGTCGGCATGTCCGACTACATCAAGCGGCAGATCGAGGAGCGCGCTCGCGCGTGGGAGCAGGCCAAGGCCCTGCTCGACCACGCGGCTTCCGAGAACCGCGATCTCGACGCTGCCGAGAACGAGCAGTTCACCCGCATCAACGAGGACCTCGACCGGCGCGCTGCCATCGTCAAGGACTTCGTCGCCGCCGAGGCCCGCGAGGCCGAGGTCCGCGCCGCAGTCGACGGCCGCCCCGAGGCCCGTCCCGAGGAGGGCCGCAAGGCTCCCGTCGCCGACGACGCCGCGGTGCTCCGCAGCCTCGCCAAGGGCGAGATCCGCTCGGCCTCGTTCGAGCGCCGCGACGTGACGACCGGCTCCACCGGCTCTCCCGTCCCGACCTCGTTCTACGACCAGGTGCAGACCGTGGCCCGGTACGTGGGCCCCATGCTGGAGACCTCGACGATCATCGCCACGGCGTCCGGCGAGTCCCTCCAGATCCCGCGCACCAACGCCTACAGCACGGGCACGGTCACGGCTGAGGGCTCGAACATCGGCAACTCTGACCCGACGTTCCTGGCCTTCCTCACCCTCGGGGCGCACAAGTACAGCTTCACCGTGCAGCTCTCGACGGAGATGCTCGAGGACTCGGGCGTCGACATCCTCGGCTACCTCGGCACCAACGTCGGCCAGGCCCTCGGCTACGCCGTCAACGCCGGGCTGACCACGGGTGACGGCAACTCGGCTCCCGATGGCATCGTGCCCTCGGCCGGCTCCGGCCTGTCGGGCACGGGCACGACCTTCAACACCAACAACGTCATCGACCTCGTCTACTCGACGAACGCTGCCGTTCGCGCGATGCCGGGCTTCGGCATCATGGGCGGGACCACGGCCACGGCCTCGGCCCGCAAGCTGACCGACGGTGCCAACCAGTACGTCTGGCAGCCGTCGCTGCAGCTCGGTCAGCCCGACCGGCTGCTCGGCTACCGCTACATCGAGAACCCGCACATGGTCGCTCCGGCCGCGGACGCGAAGTCGCTCATCGCTGGCGACCTCAAGTCCTACATCGTTCGCACCGCCGGGGGCATCACCCTCGCCCGGTCGGACGACTTCGCGTTCGCCGAGGGTCTCGTGACCTTCCGCGCGACGTTCCGCGTTGACGGCGGCCTGCCGCAGTCCTCGCACGTCAAGTACTTCCGCAACCCCGCGTAGTACCTGACTCACCAACTCCTAGCGGGGCATCGAGAGCAGAGGCTCGGTGCCCCGCTAGGGGACCTCTGCACACCCCTCTGCACACCCTGGAGCCCATGTGGGTACTTCCGGCAACCCTGCCAAGCGCAACGCCCCAAAGGCCGACACCGGCCTTGCGATCACCTGGGCATCGAACGCGCCCTACGTCGAGTCGGGCTACGGAACGCAGACCGCGCAGGTCATCCGACGCCTCGCCAAGGACGGCCACAAGGTCGCCGTGTCGGTGAACTTCGGCCTCGACGGCGCGACCTCCTCGTGGGAGGGCATCCCGCTCTACCCGCGCGGCTTCGAGCTGCACTCGGCCGACGTCATCCCCGCGCACGCCGCCGCGTGGGCGCACCAGAACGCCGACCGCGAGTCCCTGCTCATCACCCTCTACGACGTCTGGGTCTACAAGGGCAAGCATTGGGACAAGGTGCCGCGCATCGCGGCATGGGTGCCCATCGACCACCTCTCGGCCCCGCCCGAGGTAGCGGCGTGGTGCAAGCGCGACAACGTCACCCCGCTCGCCATGTCGCGGCACGGGCAGGACGCCCTCGCCGCCGCCGGCATCGAGTCCACCTACATCCCGCACGCCATCGACACGGCCGTCTACAAGCCGTCGCCCACCTTCACCACGGCCGACGGCGCGAGGATGACCGGCCGCGAGTTCATGAACATCGGCGACGACCGCTTCGTCGTCGGCATGGTCAGCGCCAACAAGGGCGTCTACCCGAACCGCAAGTCGTTCCCCGAGGCGTTCCTGGCCTTCGCCATGTTCGCCAAGGACCACCCCGACGCGGTGCTCTACTGCCACACCGAGGCCAGCGCGTCGATGTCGGGCATCGACCTCGTCGCGCTCGCCACGTCCTGCGGCATCGCGCCGTCGCAACTGGTATTCCCCGACCCCTTCATCTGGCGCATGGGCATCCCCAACGAGGTCATGGCCTCCGTCTTCACGGGCATGGACGTCTTCCTCCAGCCGTCACGCGGCGAGGGCTTCGGCATTCCGCTCATCGAGGCGCAGTCCTGCGGCACGCCCGCCATCGTGTCCAACGCGACCGCGCAGCCCGAGCTCCTCGGCGACGGGTGGCTCGTGGACGGTCAGCCCGAGTACAACCCGCACATGAAGGCGTGGCTCTCCGCTCCGCGCGTCGACTCCATCCTGTCGGCGCTCAACGAGGCCTACGAGCGGCCCCGCGAGCGCAGCACGCAGGCGCGCGAGTTCGTCTCGCAGTACGACGCCGACCGCGTCTTCGACGCCTACTGGCGGCCCGCGCTCAAGGCGCTCGCATGATCCCCGCGATGATCGTGCCGATCCTCACGCGGCCCGAGCTGCTCCACCGGCTGCTTGACTCCATCGACTACCCGGTGCGCCACCTCGTCATCATCGACAACGGAGGCGTGCTGCCCCTCGGCCAGCAGGTCGTGGAGAACGTGCAGCGCACGAGCGTGGTCCACATGCCGGCCAACCTCGGCGTCTCGGGGTCATGGAACCTCGGCGTCAAGGCGACGCCGATGGCCCCGTGGTGGCTCGTGGTCAACTCGGACGCCTACTTCCCCGCGGGGAGCCTTGCGCGGTTCGACAACGAGGCCAAGCGCGGCGCGCTGACCCTGTCCGGCGGTGCGCCCGAGTGGTGCGCCTTCGCCCTCGGCGACGAGGCGCTCGAGCGGGTCGGAGTCTTCGACGAGATGCTGCATCCCGCGTACTGGGAGGACACAGACTGGATCAGGCGGGCGAACGCCGCGGGCGTGCCTGTGATCGCATCCGGCATCCCCGTCCACCACGACAACTCCTCGACCCTCGCGGCGGGCTACCAGCGCCACAACGAGGTCTCCTTCCCCGCCAACGCGGCCTACTACGCCGACAAGGTGGCGCGGGAGGACTACGGCCCCGGCGGCTGGTCGCTCGCGCGGCGAAGGGCGCTGTCGTGGGACTGACGCTGCCCGAGGACTACCGCGACTTCAAGGACTCGCGCAAGGGGGAGACGGCGTGGGTCCTCGGCTCCGGCGCAAGCGTCGACCACATCGCGCCCGGCTTCTTCGACGACAAGCTCTGCGTGTGCGTCAACTACGTCGGGCAGACCCTCGCGCTGCCGGAGTTCTACTCCGTCACCCACTACTGGCTCGACGCTCTCGCACTCGCCGAGTACCGCCCCGACCTGCCCATCATCACCCCCGACACCGACCAGGGCGGGCGCAACCTCGCCTCGCACGCGCCGTCCGGCCCCAACGTCTACCTCACCCCGTCGGGGGCGCAGCAGTACGCGGCGTTCACCGTGGAGCGGGACTGGCCAACCGACCCCGACGCCTTCGTCGTCGGCCCGACGTCGCTTCACATGACGATGCACTTCGCCGCGTACCTCGTCGGCTCCGGCGGGCACATCGTCCTCGTCGGCGCTGACTGCGGCACCATCGACGACCGCTCGAACTTCGACGCCTACCGCGGCGGCGACAACCCGTTCTCGGTCTGGGCCGACGCCCTGCCCAAGGTCGCCGACCGCATCCGGCAGGACGGGGTCAGCGTCCACTCGCTGAACCCGTGGGTCAACTTCGCCCTCGAGGGCCACGCCTACCGCTCGCCCGCCGGGTGCGTGAACGCATGACCATCGACCGCGTTATCGCCGACCTGACCACCCGCTACCCCGACCCCGCCGAGCGCGAGGCCGCCATCGCCGCAGCCGTCGACAACTGGCTGTCGCACGAGACCGTCCGAGCCACGAGGAGCCCCGCATGACGCTCTACGCGAGCAACTCGCAGATCAAGGCGGCCCTCGGCATCACCGACACCGACCGCGACGCGCTCATCTCGATGGCAGGCAGCGCGGCCTCGGAGCTCATCGACATCTACACCGGGCGCACCTTCGCCACCTCGGGCACGGTCACCCGCTACTTCGCCCCCGACGACTCGTGGCACCTGCCGGTCGACGACCTCGCGGGGACCGCGATCACGGTCGAGTCCTCGACCTCGGCCAACGGCACCTACGACATCACCTGGACCGCGAGCGACTACCAGCTCGAGCCGCTCAACGG